ACCCGGCTTTACAACTTCTTCCAAAACAAGACCTTTGATCGTCGCGAAAATGGAAGAGTTTATGAGAAATAAACTAATTACAATTAACTCAAATCGTTTGCTTTCCGAAATGAAAACATTTATTTGGCATCACGGAAGACCACAGGCAATGAGAAGCTATAACGACGATCTAACAATGTCGTTTGCTATTGGGTGTTGGGTGAGAGATACAGTGATTGTAGAAAGTCAAAAGAACGTAGAATATAGTAAGTCTTTTTTGTCTGCGATAAGCACGGCAAAAACATCTATTGCTACAACAATCCCTGGGATGCAGGGACACAAAATAACAAAAGAATCTGAAAGAGCTAAACAGGCAGTAGACTTTCAGCAGAAATACATAGGACTATTAAAGGGCTAGGATAAAACATGGCTAAGAACGATAACAACCCAAGAAATCCAGCGTCACCGCTGTTCAAAAGACTAACCAGACTCTTATCTGGCCCGGTCGTTAACTACCGCACACAAGTCGGTAGGCAGGAAAGAAGGGCAGATCTAGATAAGTATCGCTATCGTTTCCGCTCAATGTCAGGACAGGAGTTCAAGAGACACGATTCAAACATGTCTCAGAACTACAACCTTTTTACATCAGCAGCTTTCCGTAATCAGAATCGCGCTGAAAGATATATCGACTTTGAGCAGATGGAGTACATGCCTGAGATTGCTACTGCTCTTGATATCTATGCCGACGAGATGACCACATCAAACGAGTACGATCGTCTTCTGAACATTGACTGCCTTAACCATGAAATCAAAACAATTCTAGAATCACTCTTTTATGACGTTCTTAACATTGAATTTAACTGCTTTGGGTGGGCTCGTTCAATGTGTAAGTACGGAGACTTCTTCTTGTATATGGATATTGACGACAAGCTCGGCATTACATCTCTTATTGGTATGCCAAACAATGAGGTTGAAAGACTGGAGGGACAGGATCAGACTAATCCAAACTACGTTCAGTATCAGTGGAACGGCGCTGGAATGACTTTCGAGAATTGGCAGGTAGCACACTTCCGCATTCTTGGCAACGATAAGTATAGCCCATACGGTACATCCGTGCTCGATCCTGCTCGACGCATCTGGCGACAGCTTACACTTCTAGAAGACGCGATGATTGCTTATCGTGTTGTTCGTGCGCCAGAGCGTCGAGTATTTAAGATTGACGTCGGCAACATTCCGCCACAAGACATACCACAATATATGGAAAAAGTCAAGTCGGAGATGAAGCGTAACTCTCTTGTTAATGCTACGACTGGTCGGGTGGATCTTCGCTACAATCCGCTATCTCTTGAAGAAGATTACTTTATTCCGATGCGTGGTGGCGTTGGATCGGAGATCACATCACTTCCTGGCGCCAAGTCTTTGGACGACATTGAGGACGTTAAGTATCTTCGCGATAAGTTGTTCGCAGCAATCAAGATTCCACAGTCTTATCTTACTAACCTTGAAGGTGGCACAGAAGATAAGACTACCCTAGCACAGAAGGATATCCGTTTTGCAAGAACTATTCATAGACTTCAAAGATCGTTGGTTTCCGAATTGGAGAAGATGGCGATAGTGCATCTTTACACATTAGGCTTCAGAGGTCAAGACCTTTTAGGATTTAAGATTACTTTGAATAATCCTTCACGTCTTGCCGAGCTACAGCAGCTTGAGTATATGAAGACAAAGTTTGAGACTGCTACGTCAGTTCCTGAAGGCACATTCTCAAAGCGCTGGGTTGCTTCCAACATTCTTGGAATGTCGGACTCTGAGTTCCTACGCAACCAGCGTGAGACTTTTTATGATCGCAAATACCAGCAAGCCCTAGAAGGCGTTGTTGACGAAGGCGCCGAGCTTGGCG